GTGATACCGATTCTAAATCTGAAGTGCTAGAATAAGAGGCTGTTTGAACAGGCATAATTGAATTTATTAATAATCCACCTGCTATTGTAATTCCTGTAGTTAAAGCTGTAGCAGCAAAACCAGTTGTAGCTGCAAAAGTACCAGTTAAAGCATATCCCGCAACCATTGGAGCTGCAACAACTAAAGCAACCATAGCAACAGTTTTTAATATGTTTTTAGCACTACCACCGCCGCCACCTGCTGGAATAGGCACAACTGCTAAATGATCATCTTTTTTTAGCATTACATTTAAGTTTTCTGTAATAATTCCATTAACACTAAATACAAAATCAAAATCTTTTGAATCTTTTATATATTTAGGAATTACATTATAAAGCGGTGTATATAATTCGTTTTCATTTAATCTAATAATAGATTTATCATTTACATCAAAAGCATTGTGAATAAGTGTTAAATTCGCCATTTGTAATAAGCCTTAATTTTATTTTTATATATTGGATTATCTAAATCAACTAAGTGAGAATCAGTATCTCTAAATGTATGAAGCATTTTAAGTTTTCCGTTGTGTTCAACAACAACTCCAAAGTGAGTAACTAATTTAGGATGTTCAGGGCTTGTTTTTAAAGCAACTATTGAATAAAGTTCAGGCTCATAATGTTCAATCCAATATTCATTAATATTTTGTAAATATTCCATATAAGCCATTTTAACTTGATCAGGTGATGCAAGTACATCAGGAATATCAATTCCCAATTCTTCCTTGTAGAATACTTTAGCTAAGCCGTAACAATCGCTACCTTTTAAATCTCTACCTTTATCAACAAAGGGAATTCCAATATATTTATCTAATTTCATAGATAAATTATATCATAAATTAAGAAATAATACCTTTGTTACCTATTAATGGAAAACCGCCAAATCTTGCTTGATTACTTAGCTCTTGACATCTTGAATATGTTTTATTGCATTCTGTAGCTGATCCTGTGTATCCACATTGAACACTTTTGAATCTAAACCTGCATCCATTTCTAAGCATTCTTTTATGTACTACTTTATTATAAGCATTAACACCGCCTAGTGTAAATGATACTTGCTGCGAATTAATTGTAGGGCTGATTAATGTTGCTTTGTGTTGAATTTCCGCATCAGAACTTGCTAAATTGTTTGTATTAATTACCGATAAAGTCACATCAATTGGTTCAAAACCATTATTTTTAACATAGGCATCATATTGTCTTACATAAGTACCAATAATGTTATTAGCATTTGAAACATTTAGTGTAAATTCACTTACTTCACCGTTTGTTGCTTCGCTCATTTCGTCTAGTTGAAATGGAAATGCTTGATAAGTTACTCCATCCCAAACTACATCCTCATTATTATTTACAAGTCTAATAGTTTCTGATACATCTGGAATATCAATATCTAATGCAATTAGAAATACACTATCACTATTTAATTTATTTTTTTCTGCTTTGGCTATGTTTGATAAATTTTCCATTTAAACTTCCATTAGTTTTAAAGTTACTTTTACTAATTCATTTGTCATATATGTTGCATCTAGTTGATCACTATCAAATCTTACAGTAAATGCTTCATCTGTAGCAGGATTATTAAATACAAAACTTGATCCAAGTGTATCTTGAAAAAATGTATCTAAAGTATCAAATTCACTTGCTGATAATAAATAAGTCATTTCAAATGATTTTAAAATCCTACTTGCTTTTAGTCTTTGTTGTGTATAGTTCCCATCAAATGATGTTTTAACTGTTTTACCTATACTAGATATCTTTACTCCGTTTAATGGTTCAATATTTGGAAAAGCCATTTGTTACATTCCTTTTAATAGATCTCTAATTCCTGAAGTATTTTTACTAATACCTTTTAGAACTATGTTTATTGTTTCTTGTTCTTTATTGCTTGATGTTGTAATATCTGAAGCATCTATATTACTTCCAGTTTGATTTTCTATATTAACAACAACATTAGAACCACCACCAGCAGTTTTTACACCTAGATCACCATTTGCTGTTCTTTCTAAAGGTAAAATTGCCTCTGCTCTGTTTCTTTCGCCTACCATTCCACCATTAGCAAACCTAGTTGGTCTATTTACAATTCCACCTGTTGCAAATCTTTTTTGTACAGGACTTTCACCACCTACAACTCCACCTTGTGCAAAGAAACCACCCATTGAAGTTGCAATACTATTAACAACTTGTTGCCTAATCATTACTCTTAAAAGATCAGATAATATTGAATCAGCCATATCTGTAAATGATAGCTTACCAGTTTTAGCAGCAGTTACAAGGCTATCTTCTAAAGTTTTCATAGCATTTGAACCAACTGAAGCTAATTCATCTTGTTCTTTTTTAGCTTGTTCTATTACTGTTTTATTAAGTCCTGCATATTTTAACATGCCAGAAGATATTTTATCCCACATATTCAATTGGCTATCACCCATTGCTTTTACAGAATAAGCTGCATCTTCACCAGCTTTATTGATATCTTTCATATCTTGTTTAATTTTTTCGTTAATTAAACCCCATTGTTTAAACTTTTCAATAACACCATCAAAAATACCTATGTTATCAATAAACTTTATTATTGCTGAACCAGCATTATCTATTGCAACACCTATCGCATTAAATATAGTTGTTAGCTTACCAGCTGCATTGTTTTCAGCTAATTCATTGATACCTTTTATTCTTTCCTCAACTACAGCCATTTTTTCAGCAGTTGATAATAAAGATAAGTCTAAAGTTCCATATTTTTGCTCTAATATATCTACAATATAACCTTGTGCTTCACCTGAAGTATAAAGCATTGATAAGTTATCAATAAATGTTTCTGTTGATTCGTGTGGGTATGCTCTACCAAGTGCAATAGCTTGATCAATCATCTTTTTAATTTGATCTTCAGCAATTCCTGCACTTTCACCAGTTCTAATAAATCCAGCAATTTGTTCTGATGTTAAATCAGATGTAATGCTCATTTGTTGTGCAAACTCTTTCATTGAGTCTGACATTCCAAATGTTGCCTTTTCCCACTTATAACCTTCTTGTGTTACTTTAGTTAATGCTGCTGCAACAACAGCTGCTCCTGCACCAATTTTAACCCAACTAGCGGAAATAGATGAAGTTGTTTTTGTTACAGACTTATCTAAGTTTTCTTGTGCTTTTTCAACATCTTCTATTGATGTTCTAGCTTTTTTACCATTTACAAGAAGATCGTATTCAATTTTTTCAGCCATTTTTATAATCCTTCAAGGTTTCCAGTTATATCTAAACTCATTTCAGCAGCTATTAAACCTAATAACTTTATATCCATTTTAGCTAAAGTATCGAATGCTTTTTTATCAGTTAAACTAAACATTCTTTTCCCGTTCTCATCCAAAGCTTTTTCAAGGATTACATAAAGCGGATATAAGTGATCTTGCTTTTCTTTTTTAACTTCTTTTGATCCATCATCACCAATATAAGTTGTTTCTTTTAAACACATATTATTTATTCTTGTATGCTCTAAAATTGTCATATATCTATAGTAAAAAGTATATTCTTCATTATTAACTTTAAACTTAATATCATTTAACTTATCATAAGATTTTAAAATATCCGCAAATAGTTTAGCATTTAATTCCATTGTTTTCCTTTTATTAACTTAATAGAACCTTCCGAAAAAGGTTCTATAAATTAAGCTAAAGCTGATTCAGCTAAAGCACCAGTTCCTGTGAAAGAAACACTTGCCTCAACAATACCTGCAACATCATTAGCAATTGAAATAGATTCAACAACTGCTTCACCAATATATGAAACATTTCCTGCACCTGATTCACCACCTAAGAATAATTGAAGATCTACTGAATCACCTGCTGATAATCCTGATCTTAATTCATCTTGTCCACCATCTGCAATATCAAAATGTGCTGTTAAACTTCCTGACCATCTTTTAATTGTATTTGTATTTTTCGCCCAAGCACTTCCAAGAGTTGTAGTTTCTACAACATCTGAACTTTGCTCAACAGAAAAATTTTTAACTTCACCTATTAAAGTTGGTGTTGAACCTGCTTTAATACTTCCGTTAAAACCTTTTAAAGTTCCCATAGTTATCCTTTTATTATAAAAGTCATTTGTATTTCATATCCGTTTTCAACTCTTTCTGCTTCAAAAGCAAAGTCATTTAAAACATCAACACCATCAATCATAGCTTCATTAATAGCTGAAGCAAATTTTGTTCCTAGCGTATCGCCATTAAAGTCTTTTAAAAACAAAGTATAAGTTTCTACTCTATCTAAAACAACACTACTTACAACAGTTTTATCACTTGTTGCAAATGAAACATTAGATAAATAAAATTCTTTATCTTTTAGATCATTATTATTAGTGTGCCTAAAACCTGCACTTCTTAAATACTTTTTCATCTTGTAAAGCTCACTTGTCCAACTTGCATATCTTCTTCATCTTCGCTTATTTGTCCATCTTCATTTTCATCATAATCAGCAACTAGTGATCCTAGTTCTGCTTCATATAATCCTTTATACATTTGTGAAGCTGTATAGAACATATCATCATCAACAGCATCTTTTGCATAATTTAAACATACAAGTTCTAATGTTTTATAAATATGTGCTTCTTTTAATTGAGCAACTTCTAGAAATAACTCAATATGTAAACTTTTGTTTCTTAAGTGATTAATTAAAAATATTTCAGCTTGTTTTATTTCAGTTGCAAATCCATCTTCCAATAAGCAAACTTCATCTGTATTTAAAACAGTAGTTCCTAATGTATCGAATGTTAATGTACCTGTAACCTCATCAAAGTCTGTAATTACTCTATCAACACCATAATTATCACCTGAAGTAAAGCATAAGTAGAAACCAGTTACATCTCTAACATCAATTAGTTTGTTTGCAACTAGTGTTGTAGTTGAACCATCATTTGCTCTTAGTGAATAATTTGATAGTGCTTTAAATCTTGCAACAATTTCAGCATTTGTTAAAGTCATTATTCAGCCTTTTTAGTTCTTTTAGTAGTAGTTTTTTTAACTTCTTTTATTTCAAATAGTTTACTAGCTTTTGCTTGTAAAAGGTCGGCGGAGCTAATCTCCACCTCTTGACCCTTTAAGCACTTATACACATTCCCGTTACATTTCCATGTAACATTTTTAAGTGCTAGTGCTTTCATTTATTATGCACCAGTAATGATTTCGATTGCAGCATCATCAATGATACCGTATTCAACAGTTCCTAACCATCCCATATTCATCATTCTACCAAGTTTGTCAAATGGCCCAGTGATTGTAGCTTGTGGCTCCATAGAAACCGCTTTACCTAATGCACCCATACCGAAACAGTTTACTTGACCAGCAGTTACATCTGGATCTTCAACAATAATGAAACCTTCTAAAGTACCAACAACACCAGAAGTAGCCATTTCTAAGTTAGTGTTTTGAGCAATTGAGATGTAGTCATCTTTAATATCAGAAACTTGTGCAGGGTTCATATATGCAACATAGTAACCATTGATTTTAGGGATTCTTTTACTAGCTAATGCAGTATATGCAGCTCTTAAATCACCTTTTGCTAATGTACCTGCAGTTGCAGCAGCAGTTGTGTTTGTTCCATCTTCTAAAGCATTAACACCTAATTGGTTTGTAGACTCTGCTAAGTTGATACCAACTAATTTAGCACCGGCTCTATCAGCTTTTCCACCAGTTTGTAAGTTAGCTAATTTAGTAGTTGTTACAACATTACCATACTCTTTTGGAGTTAAAGTAACTGAAGCATCAGCCATTGCAACTGAATCTAAATCAACACCATCAGTTAAAGCAGTAGTTGCTTTTGCTAATTTTGAATAAATTGTAAAATCAATTGATTTTGCACCGATATCTACTCTTGTTTCTACGAATGAATCAATTTTGTTGATTCCTGCACCTGAAACGATTACTTCTTGATCAATTAATGTGATTAGTGAATCATCTAAAGTTGCTGCTGTTGTTATTACATTTGCCATTTTTTATATTCCTTATAATTCCGCATATAAAGCATCAAGCTCTTTTTGCGTCTTTGCGTTTTTTACTCTCTGAGCAAAATCTAAAGGTTTTTGTTTGTTGTTAGATGTATTATCAACTTTTGGAGTTTGAACCTGACCAAATAAATAAGGTCTTGTTTCTTTTAATCCATTAACAAAAGCATCTTTATCAAAACCTTCACCTTGTGAAGCAGTTGCGTATAACATC